GCGTGTCATCCTTGATATACTGCACACTGTTTCCGAAAGCACACCCATCACCAATGAATTGAGATTGGTTCCCGTAAAAGTTCGTTTTCGATAAAAGCATCATCATGTCATAATTTAACTGATGAAGGTCTCTTGATATCTGCGTCGGAGGTTTGTCGCCCTGTAATTGCAGTTCCATCCAGTTCGTGTTTTGCGGACAAAGACTCCCATACATAGCCGTAACCATCTTCCGTTGGCAATATCCCGGCCAGCCGTCATATACATCCTTCCCGAAGCTTTGACCACGCTGTTCATCATCAAAAAGAGTGCTTCTTTCCGGAACAATGTATTTCGCTATATCTGCGTACACATCCTTTGTATATTGATCCTTAATTTTTTTCATCTTCGTACACAGATCGAATAATGTACCCTCACACTCCTTATTCAAATCTTCAAAGATATACATTATTCACCTTCCAGCAACCGTATGGTTTGTTCATTCAGTACGCCGGTCGGGGCAAGACCGTTATGAGACTGGAATTGTATAAGAGCCTTTTCGGTGTCAGGTCCGAAATAACCATCTACACCATCAGGGCCTAAAGGAATGTTGCGTTCTTTCAGGAGGTTTTGTAGCTTCACAACCCGTTCGTCAAAAGGCCGCTCCTTTGTAACAGGATCAATCTCGGTTATACCCATACCGGGAGCAAGCTCCACGCCCTCTTTTACCGCCCCGGCAACTTCAGGGTCACCAACCATGGAATCGCTTTCCGTTGTCGTACCTTCGATCATTGAAGGCGGCTCAGCAGTATCGGGAGAAGAGGTATCGGGAGAAGAAGCCATGTGCTGTGGTTCTGCCGCAGGCGCAGAGGGTTGTCCGGTATCTTCATTTTCAGGTGTCGGACTAACACGTGCGAAAAAATCCTCTTTCTCAATGTCATTCTGCCGTAGCCATTGGCGTAGCGGGATATAGTCATTCCCCTGCCTGATCTTGTCCCAATTTCCGTTCCTGTCCGTTTCAATCCACAACTGCTGTCCGTTAAAATACGGCTTGATTACCGTATTCGCCTGTCCCCTCGGACTATTGTCTCTCCACCATGTAGGTTCATCCTTTTTCCGTGTTCCCAAACCGCCCATTGTGAGCCTCCTTTTCAAGTTTTTCTACTCGTTCCTCTAAACCTGATATGTAGTTTACCAGATTCCCTATTGCCAGTTCGGTAAATATGTTCGTGTCCCGTAGCGTTTTGACAAATGATTTCACCCATTCATTCTTCACGCTCAGCCTCCGTCATATATACTACAAACCTGTTCGGCAATACACCGTCATTCCTGTTCGTATCAAGAAGTACCAACACATTCTTCGTCATCTGCATCAGCATCTGTATTAACTGGTTGTGTGGTAACGTCACCTGCTGATCGGTCTTCTTGTATACCGCACCATCAACAACAATTTCCTCAACTCCGGCATTAGAATAAATCATCCCGCCTCCCATTCCAAATATTTAGGATCATAGGTCTCCTCTTCATCCAGATAATCATACGCCGGTGATGTCTCGTATTCCGGCTTCTGAAACCGCACGTCAACAATCCTCGCCATCGCATCAAATAAATCATCATGGTCAGTTACCCTGAACGGAAACTTCAAATACTGATCCCTGATGAACACATCCACAAAATCAACCACCGTCCCGTCCTGCGTCTCCCACTTGAATACATGAGGTAACATGATCCTCCCGTTCTCAAACCACGGCACTAACCTCAGTATACGATCTTCCTTGGACATTTTACCACCCAATTCAAATATCGGAAAGGAAAAATTCTTCTCACGCTGTACATACTGTATGTGCTCAATATCAGAGTCTTTCCCGTATTTCTCGTAATAGACACCCTTGCAATTATACTTCTGATATAAATTGAACACCAGCCGTGTCCGCTCCGTCAGGCTTAACCGGTCCTGTAATAACCCCACAACCCGGACAATATTATCAGCTCCCATAGCACAGATAATCACCGCAGTATAATCCGCATTGTCCTTCTTCTGGCTCGCAGGATCAACAATAATGTACGTGTTCAGATTCGTCAGATTCCGGTTGTCCCAATACTTTAACCAGTTAAAATGAAACGTCCGCTTGCTCTTCTTTAACGGATCAAGCAATATCTGACACGCAAAATTAAACGGACCATACTCCTTCCGCTTCTGCTCCAATTGATCCCTCGTCCACATCGCCGGTTCACCATCTTCCATCCCGTTCAACGTCGCCGGGGCTATCCTCGGATTAATAGCACCCCTGCCAATCATCGTCTGGTACGCATCTCCATAACTCCAGAACGTCCCCTCGTAAATCGTCACCACTCGTTCCGTGTCAACCAAGTTCCTCGATTTCTCCCATGCGTCTATCGTCTGATCCGTCATCAGCTTGCTCGACGCACTCTCCTTCTCCACCGCATCATTGTATATCTGCTTCGTCAAATGTATCCCCGTCGGCTGATTCCTCACTAACCCATGCGCCGCAAACGTCGGCTCCTTCGGGTTCGTCTTCCTCTTCACTATCAATCCATCCCTCGAACTCCATAACGGACTCTCATTCTCAGGATTCCCGTAGAATACATCGTCATAGACCCACTTCAATAATTCATTCCCCTCCATCTCCCGCTTCCATTGTACCAAAAACGGATTGCTGATCCGCTTCGTGTATCCAAATATCCCCGTCGTCAATTCCGGGTTCTTTACCACATCCTGTAACCCACCAGCAAAACTCTTCAGCGAACTCTTATAGTGCTCCCTCGCCCAGAAATCTCCCTCATTGTCCTCCCCATAATATTCCAGTAACCGACACATCTTGTACACAAACGGCTTCACCCCATCCCGCCGCCTCAATATCCTCGTGAAAAAGAAATACCGGTCACGCCGCCCCATCTCAGCCATCACCTCCTTCAACTCCCCCCTCTTCTTCGCCTTCGCCATCACACGGTTATACCTGTCCTCTACCATCCCTATATCAGGTAACCCCTGAAAAAAATTGCCGTAAGATTCATAAACGATAGGATATGAAAATGAGGGGGTACCCTCATGGGGGTCCGGGGGGCCTTGTCCCAGAGAACTATCCTTATCGAATACTCCCACAATGAGGTCTTCTTCCTCTTTCTCAGGTAACACAGGCACAACCAGCCTGCCTTCACGCTTGTACTTCATACCAATCAACCACCTCCGTCTATCTGTGCGTGGGTGTACAAGCCTCGTCGGAGGTTGAGTACAACCCCCTCCTCGGCTTGACTGTTCTCACGTCTCATCTATGTCACATCCATCTGTGATCTATCCCTTTCTTTGGTGCGCCTCGTCGGAAGGTTGGGTACAACCTCCCTCCTCGGCGCAAAGGGGAAGGGCGTTTCGCCGCCCTCCCCCACACCCCCACTTACGACCAGCGTCCCGCTGGACCTGCCTCCGTCGTCGGCAAAAACGAAACCATTTTCGCTTTTCAATATGTGTCCTCTATCTCATACTCGGTTACCACGTCTATCGCTTCCCGTTCTCGCTCCACCGCATCGTCAGCCCTCAGCATTTTCGCCATGCTGTCCAATACTGTCTTCGCCGTCTTTAACTCCCCCCTCTCCACGCTCTCCCGGTACAGATATTCATACCGCAGGATCAACTTCGCCACCGATTTCGACCTCTCCTGCTTCATCATTTCCGCTATCCGATCCTGTGCCTTTCGTATGTAAAGTCTTGCTGTAACAGGAGCTATCTCCCACCTAGCTTGGATGTCATCTTGGATGACGGTACGCTGATGGCCTTGGGCTATTAAATTGGTTACGTACTCTATTCTCAGCTGCATTTCAGAGTTAGAGACCCTTGTGATCTTTTTGTTTCCCACGATATTTGACCCCCTTTCGTGTTCTTAATGTCGTCTACTGAAGATTATAGGGTATTTTGTGGTGTTTTGGAATATATCGAGCATTAATTGACCCGGAATAGTGCGGCGAGGTAATAAACCCGGCGCACAAAGAGGGGATAAATATGGGAGGCACGCACGTTGTGACATCTGATACACACACACTGATAGGTCATTTTACTGCTCCGCTGGGACATTGTGTCAATGAGTAATTGACACAAGTCCCGCTCCGCAGTGCCCTGCCGGGCTTATCAGTGTGTGTTGCACTGATGAGGCTCGTTGAGTCTCTTATATCTCTCTTTTCAGGAGTCTGTTATGATTAACTTTCTGACCGCCCTTCCTATTTCCGTCACTGACATGACATTTTATTTGATGGGACTTAATCCCCGTCAACTCAGCTTCATTCACATGGCTGTTTCGCTTCTCTCAACATATCAGCGTTATCTACATTTCGCTGACCTTGCTGATTATAACGTCATTTATGAAAACAGCATTGATGACATTTCTGAAGTTCTTGAATGGAGCCTCAGAGCAGAAGATAAATGG